ATATACACCACATCTTCTGCTGTCAGAAGCGGGCCACGAACCTCGCGGATTTTGTCCTTGAACAGTTCTTTTGCCTTGTCCAAGTCCTCTGAGATGACAGAGCCGGACAGCGACCAAGCACCCCGGAAGTCACGATTTGCAGGAACAGTTGCGGTTGCAGCGTCAATCTGATTCCCGTCCTTGTCAACAATGTAAGTTGTAACAGCCATTATAATCTCCTACGCTGCTAGTTCATCAGAAATGCGCCAAGCGTTGCGCCACTCTCTTGTTTGCGGTAACTGCTGCTTGCGGCATATTACCATCTTCGGGCGGTTGCCCTCATCCCAATTCTGCCAGACAGCCTGCGGCACATCTTTCTGAATCAGGTATTCAATAGCTTCTTCCTCTGTCATTGCTGGCATAGGCTCTGTCTCATGCAGCAAGTGACCGCGTGTGTGCTTGGTAAAGCCGGGCTGGGCTTCGTCCTTTGCCAGTTCGTGGTAGACCCACACCGGGGGCAGGATGCCGCCCTGCATAGCGCAAGCCATCCAGTTCAAATCCGGCACGAGAATCTTGGCGCACTCGTCAATGCTGTCCTCATAGACCACGCGGTAATCGGACTGCACAGGCTCCAAGTTCTCCTTGGCCCAGCACAGCCGGTCAAACAGGTGGGTTCCTTTGAAGTCTGGTGTCTGCATTAGGCTAGGTCTCCCGATGTTTGAAAACAGACTTGTGAACAGTCTGTTGCTGAATTGTTTTCGTATGACTTAACACCACGCACAGTAGTTGACCTATTTGTTAAAGTTAAGTTGGCCCCCTGATTTGAAGAAGTGTTGTTCTTAGCTGTAGTGGTGCAATAGTTACTAGAACTAAAAGCACTAGAATGGGTGAAGTCATAGTCGCCAGTTCCACTGTCAGCAACAGATGCTACATTTAGGCTGTCATCCAATGAGATTGTTCCTGTGCCATTCAATATAGCCCAGCTTTTTACACTGCCCTCAACAACATAGTTCGTGGCGATTGACCCTGCGGTGCTGTGGGTCAGAGTGTCCGCTGCGATTGTTCCAGCCATTATGCAAGGTCTCCAAAAAATACAACAGTAATGGGGTCAAAATCATTCCAATTTTGGTCACTGGTGTTTCTATTTCCAACCCTATTACTGCTAGTTGTCTGATAGGTATAACCAGACCCTGACGCGCCTCTATTTGTAACTACATTTTGACCCGCCCCACCAGTGTGGGAAGCAACTGCATAAACTGCATTTCCCATATTTGTAGAAAAAGACATCGTGTAATCACCTGTTGCGTTGTCAGCTAGGCTTGATACGTTTAAATTATCTGCAACGGCAGCAGTGCCAGTGCCATCAATGTTTACCCAAGCCTTTGCCAGACCCTGCTGCAACTGCATAGTCGCTGCACCGCCCTCGCTGGTAACAGTGACATTGCCCGCAGCAGTCTTGCCCGTGAGCTTGTCTGTCTTAATCTCACTCATGCTAGGTCTCCGTGTGCTAATGCCTGTTGATTTTCTTCGTCTTGCATTGCTTGAGATGAATCAGCATAAACATTCATACTATACCTTGAAGCAGTGTCAGCAGAGGAAATGGTGCTTCTATTTTGATTTGTGGCTGACATACTACCAGACGCTACGGGAGATGAAGCACCCATCACAGCATAATTTACAGATGACATACTGTTTGTATAGTTTCCATATATGCTGCCAGTGCCCCTGTCTGTTATGGTGCTAATGTTGAAAGAATCATCTATGGTATTGCTATTAACTTGGTCAAATATAGACCACGCCTTCGCCGCACTCTGCTTCGTCAGCGTGACAGGACTTGTGCCATCGCTGGCTGTGATTGTGTCTGCTCTTACTTCGCTCATGCTATTACCAGATTACCATTGACAGTCAAGGTAACTCCTGTGGCTATGGTTAATGGGCCAGCGCATAGGCTGTTCTCGCCAGAAGCAATCGTAGTGTCCGTGTCCAGCTGCGATTCATGCGTTCTGAAAATGTCGCCCTTGCCAGTGGTCGTGCCTGTTGCCCCGTTCTCGCCTTGGTAATAACCGCCGGGGTTGATGGCAAAGTCAGCTAGGTCTCTGGCTCTAGTCATTATGCGTTCTCCAGTGCGGCTATACGAGCCTCAAGTTCTTGTATGGTTTTTACCAGCAATGGAACCAGCTTTGACTGGTCAATGCCCTGATAGTCCGGCACAGACCGGGTTCCCATAACGGCTGGCGTTGTCTCACGCCATTGCTGGCCATCTGCCAGTGCCTCTGGGCGTTCAACATCGCTGCTATGAACAACCTCATCAACCGCCGCTGTAACCTCATTGCCATCCTCATCAAAGGCGGCCGGGATAGCCGGGGTATAGATGTCACCTGTGGCTGGCGTGACTTCATATTCCTCATCACGCATAGCATCCTTAGTGCCAGTGATTGCTTCAGGCACGATGTCTTGCACCTCGTGTGCTAGGAAGCCATCTACTGTGGTGTCAGGTTCAGCAATAAAGTTGAACCGCACAGGGTTCAGTTGCTTGACGCGTGTGGTAGCGTCCCAGTCTGCTGTGACATTTTCTTTGAGGCGGTAGTCTGATGAGGTGTTGTAGGAGGTTGCTGAACCAGTGACGGAGATTGTTCCTACGCTACTAAATGAACCACCAATAGTGCCTTGTCTAAATGTCACTACACTGCCAACCCCGCCCCTGTAAAGGTTCATCATATTTGAACCTTTTGTTTGGTTAAAGTTGCCGTTTGACAACAAACCTATGCCAGTGTCACTACCAGCAGGATTTTCCGTCACCCCCACCAAAAAATTGCCGCTGCTGTCAAATCTTGCAATGGCAGTTATGCCTTTGTAAATTCTAAAGTTGCCTGCGTTATTAGCATCAACAGTCCACTTGTGCGTTCCATTTTCAGATTCAAGCGCAAGCCCGCCAGAACTACTGTCAGAATCTGGCTTCAGATGCAGGACTGAAGTTGGCGAAGTCGTCCCGATGCCCAAGCGGTTATTTGCATCCAGTGTCATCGCTTGCGATGAGCCAGACGCAGGGCTGTCAATCACAAAGGATTGTCTGCCGTTTCCATCCTGCAACACAAGACCACCAGAGCCATCTCCAGAAATACGCCCACCCGTGCCATCTCCGTTGACATATATAATGCCCGTGCTTCCAATGCGGAGGCGTTCTGCCAAATTTGCTCTGTCGTAAAATCTGAAATCAGTTCCAGTTCCTTGCAAATACATACGCTGCGTTGAGCCGTTGCCAATCTCAACAGTGCCGCGAACATCTAGTTCGTTTTCGGGGCTGGATGTGGCAATACCCACATAGTTGCTCGTGCTGTCCACATACAGGGTGTTTGTGTCAACAGTCAGGTCGCCCGTAACGGCTACATTCGCAGAGAAAGTGCCGCCAGTAGATGCTGACACAGTGTCAGCCACGCTGAAGCTGGTGAAGGCGTAGATGTTCAGCACATCGTTCAGAGCCGCACCAGAGGCCAGCACAACGCTTGTGCCGTTGGTAGCAGTGTAGTCAGACGGGTCTAGCACTACGCCGTTTAGGATTACCTGAATGTTATCTGCGGTGTATGCCAGCGTTGCCGCATTGTCGTCAGCCCCAGAAAAGGTCGTCTGGCTGGCTGTGGCGGTGTATTCAAAGACTGTGAAGCTGTTTTCAGCACCGCCGCCGATTGCGCCCCAAGCAGAGCCATCATAGCCCTCAAAGCTGCTGTCGGTGCTATTGAAGCGTAGTTGCCCTGTGGCGGGCGTGGGACGCTGTGCAGTAGTGCCTACAGGAACCTTTATAGCACCTGTGCCAGTAATCTCCGCGTCTGCCGCTGATAGCTTTGTGATGCCGTTAGTGCCGTCCTCAAACTCCTTGAGATGCGTCATAACCTCGCGGATAGCATTGTTCACATCGGAGGGCAGCATACCCTCATCAATGTTAACCCCGCCCACATCCGTGTTCGAGGCGTTAGTCGCGCTGTAATCCGTGAGCTTGTTCTTAGGCATTTACTGGCCCCTATCCGAAAACCAAAAATTCAACAAATCCGCCTGTGCCGGGAGTAGAGTAAGTTGCGTTACCCGGTGAGCCTCCAGCACCAACAGTGAAGGAAATCGTTTCCTCCGTTGGGTCGTCTAACTCAGCAACAACCAAGCTGCCAGAACCGCCGGAGTGGCCAGAGCCAACTGAGCCAGAGTGACCACCCGGCTGGCCGCCGTTTGAACCGCCACCGTCCAGCACAGTGCCGCCAGTAGAGCCAGTAATAAAGCCGCCAGTGGAGCTAGTGTTTTCACCAGCCTTACCAGCGCGGCCACCCTTTGCAGTAATGCTGATGCTAAGAGTGGCCTCTGTCACAGTGGTGTCGCCGCCATTAGTGCCATTCTGAGCAGAGTAACCAGACGGGTTGATGTTGGCCCCGCCGCCACCGCCGCCAGATGCGCGGATAATCAGCTTCTTTGTGCCAGCTGGAACCGTGTAGGTGCTGGAGGATGTGAACAGGGCATAGTCTATAAGACCCTTAGACTGCTCTGTAATGGCCTGAGCCGTCCGCAGCGGGGTCATCATATTCGTGTTATTGGTTCCGGCCTCTGCTTCCGCCTGAGTGGCGATAGAACCCCAATCCAGATTGGCAGAGCCGTCAGTCACCAGAAACTGATTCGCAGAACCATCGCCGTCCGGCAGGGTAAAGGTAACAGTCGTAGTCACCGCTGACGGAGCCTGTAGCTTGATGGATGCGCTGTTGTCATCATCCTGTAGGTTCAGGACATTGATGCCAGTCGTGCCAGCCGCAAAGTCGGCCAAGTGGCTCATTTGCTCCCGAAAAGCGTTATTCAGGTCACTAGGAACCATTGTCCCCTCGCCCAGTCCAACGCCGCCTATGTCGGTGTTGCTCGCCGCGGTGGCGGAGTAATCGGTAAGTTTATCCTTCGGCATCTTAGTCTCCTATTGCAG